CCAGCCGTATCAAAGTATTCTTGTAATCGTTTAGCAGTCGCATTACCAAACTGGCCATCGACATTTAATGTAACCATTTGAGGCTTACTGTCAGTATTTGCTAAACCTGAACCAACAATTCTGTAAAAGTGATGTGGCAATCTTGTACTCATATAAGCATCATTCGTATCAACCGCAATTCCATTGTGAGTGTAAGAGCAGTGAATGAATGAGCCATTGCTTAGGAAAATACCTGTGTGTCCGTCAGAGCCAGCAGAACCGCCTGGAGTGCCTGAGATGAAGATATCGCCACGCTGGACGTCTCCACGACTGATTTCTTTGAGTTTAGTTCCTGACATTCCAAATAAGGTTTCAGTATTACCCATTGAACCTGCTGACAGAAAACCACCAGCAATCATTGCAAAGAATACTGACGAGCTGCAGTCATAACTACTAGGGCCCATTCGTGAAGTCATTGAATAAGTAACTTTGCCTTTTCGAGCTTGCATCCAAGCAATCATATTTTCAATACTTGGCATTATTCACCTCCTTCTGTGAATTCGTGGTCAGAATCAGATGCCTTAACTACTTGAACACTATCTCCATTTTTCAAACTTTTAGTAAGTTCAGTTCCTTTTTTAGCTGCATGAGTGAAGTCATTATTCTTCCACCAAGCCCAAAGTGCAAAAACTGTTGTAATTACAGTACTAACAGTATTATCGTCAAGTGGCAATGGATTAATACCCAATGCTGTTAGAATTTGGTTAATGATAGCTAACCAAAGTAAGATTGTACGTGTGAGTGTTCCTTTATCAATTGTTTTCATGTTCTTTCTCCTTTTAAAGTATTTTAGTAATTATATATCCAATAACAGTTACGGCAAGAGTAAGCATAAAGCCCCAAGCCCACTTATTATTGGCTTCCATTTTTTCTATAAGTTTTGCATTTGATTGGGCTATTAAAAGTGCTCGTTCTGCTTTATCCCGGACTGTTTCATAGTTATCCAACTTTGTTTCAATTCGAGCTAATCGTTCGAGCACTTCTCGCCATGCTTGTTCCTCCATAACCCCTGCTTTCTAATTCAAGTATTTAGCGGACATCGCCAGCACATCATCAATTAAGGCTTTTAATTCTTCTACAATTGTTTCTGAATCTTTTATTTTTTGAGCATCTAATAATGTAAGGGTCATTGATCCGATAGTATTTATTCCAACATTGGCTGATGATGAAACAATTACTTCTCCATTTTCATTTCTAAATTCGCGATTCATAGACTCGCCCGTTGCTTTTACTGTCATAATAAATTCCTTTCTTTTTTATGATGGATAAACATCATTAGTGATATAAAATCTTGTTCCCCTAATGTAATAACCACTATTAATAGTTGCCATAATCCTAATTGAACCATCTGGATTAAAATAGATATAACCATTATTAGCTGTATTACCAGGTACCATATAGTCTATTGAGTATGGACTAATTGGTCTAAATCCATCTGGAAGAACATTGATAATTGTTGGAGAGTTGTTAATCGTTGAAGAAGCTTGCCCTGAAAAAGTAACTGCAACAAATGACATCATTCGGTCTAAACGGATTCCTATCCCACTAACGCTAAACTGAGTTGACTTAACAATTGTGTTCGGGGCTTGAATAGGCATAGAGCTTGATAAATTGGCCCCATCAAAGTTTAGTCCTGCTGCTACTCCATTTCTATCAAAAGCCAAGTTTCCATAATCAAGTGAAACTGATCTTGATTGATTAGAAGCTGGATCAGTCCAACGCATCCCAAAACCTTGTTGGATATCCAGTCCTAAACTATTTGTCACTTTACTTGATGAATTTGTTGCACTCATGTTGATGTGACTATTTTCAATTTCCGTGCTACCCGATGCTGTACCTGAGTTCCATGTACTTTTTATTTTCCCGTCGGTAAAAGTTCCGTTTGTAACACTTAGATTATCACCATTGATATTATGTGCATTTATTTCGTTTAATATCCAGTTAGTTCCCGACCAATAATATTCGGTGCCAGATAATATAACTGTTCCATCACTAGCTGTAAGGTCAGACATACCTAAATACTTCCAAGTCAAGCCTTTGAAGCGTGTAGTTGGCTCAGTATCGGAAACGATTTTACCAGGGTCACCGTTACTTCCAGCAGGACCTTGGATGCCTCGCTCTCCCTTATCGCCTTTATCACCTTTAATCAAGCTCCATGTGTACTTACTTGGGTCTGTAGAATCAGCACTCGTAAAGTCTGTATATTGTCCAATATAAGTTTTACCAGTCGCATTTGATACATCAAATCCAGCCGTACCAGTTGAGTTTGTGGCATAGGCGATGTGAAGATAGCTTGTTTTTCCGTCAGCTCCGGGTTGTCCGGGGATACCAGTTGCTCCAGGGTCACCTTTTAATCCTTGTGGACCTCTTTCCCCGTCATTCCCCCGTATCAGACTCCAAGTATAGGCGGATGGATTAGTGCTGTCAGCTTGCGCAAAGTCTGTGTACTGACCGATGTAGCTTGGATAATCAGCAGTTGTGACTTCGCTAGCTGATTGCATATATGGAGTAGCAGTTGAGCCTTCTTCTACTTTAGGGTATTTAAGATTAATTTCTGTTCCATTGTTACTTCTTATAAAGAATTGAACATCTCTATCTGGAATAACATTTGATGATGTTACTGTAAATGTATATATCTTCCATTCACTAGTTAGATTAATTTGTAAAGTCCAAGGCGTGTTGGGAGCAGTCCAATTTTGGTATGCATAAATCGTATGTTGTCCAGTACCTTTTAGCAAAACACTAAATGTATATTTTGTATTTGGTTTAATCGCGACTTTCGTCATATTAGGCATTGTTGAATTTGGTCTTAAATAGAATCTAAACCAATCATAACCATCTCTAGTTGGCTTGAAGGTTAAATAATTAATATCTCCATCTTGTGTTTTTTGAGTCGCTGGTTCAATTCTGATAGAACCTCTTAGATTACTTCCATCAACCTCTGTATCGACAAACGTTTTAGTGTTATCTCCTAGATTCAAATTCGGATAAACAGTCGTGAAACCATCAGTACCGTCTGCGCTGTAAGACCATGCTGTGTGAAAATACGGTGTCTTACCGTCTGTCCCAGGTTTACCCGGTGTACCTTGCGTTCCATCCGCTCCTTTTACGAGTGTCCATGAGTAATCACTCGGAGTGGTTGAATCATTGATGTTAAAATCAACATACATCCCGATATAGGTACGATTAGAATCAGAAGTTGAAAAGTCTTTGCTACCATCGGCACTATTTGCGTAAGCGATATCAACATACATCCCGATATAGGCACGATTAGAATCAGAAGTTGAAAAATTAGTTACGCCATCGGCACTATTTGCGTAAGCGATATGTGTATATTGCGTTTTTCCGTCAGCACCTTTAGGTCCAGGAACCCCTTGACGTCCATCAACACCTTGAATACCTTGAATACCTTGATCTCCCTTATCGCCTTTAACTCCCATCATCGCAACTGAATACCCTGTTTCACTGGTATTGTCCGTATAAGCCCAAACGGTCTTAGTCCACAGATAACTACCTGCTGCAACTGTCGGAACTGTAGAAGTCCAACCGCTAGTTGGTGCTGTTGTTCCACTTGTTGAGCCTGCATAGGTAATGGTCGTAGTTTTGATACCAGTACCATCTTTACCAGCAATTCCATCATTACCGTTGTTCCCGTCTTTCGCAATGTAAGAGACTGTATATCCCGATTCACTCGTTCCGTCTGAGTAATTCCAAACTGTTTTCGTCCAGAGATATTGCCCTTTGACTAAAGTAGGGACTTGTGAATTCCATCCAGCCGTTGGGGTAACTGTTCCGCTTGAAGATATAGCGTACGTAATTGTAGTTGAATTAATTCCAACACCGTCCTTACCTGCTCTTCCATCATTTCCAGTATCTCCCTTATCGCCTTTATCACCATAAACTGCTTTTTGTTCAATAACATCTTGCGTTAAAGGTGCTAAATTGAAAGTTGTTCGAGTGATAGACCATAGATATTTATTAGTAGCTGTCGTTGTTGGTTGAGTAGTGAGCCAACCTGCGTCTGACCAAGCTTGCGTTGGTGTTGCAGTAGTCGTTGTCAAACGCCACTTTTGAGAAACGTTTGTAACAGAACGTCCATTTGTTCCATCATTCACATTAGTGATAGTCACCGACTGACTAGCGACTACTTTACCCGCAACCGTTGCTTTAAAACTATAAACTGCCTTATCCGCAACTCCGCTGGCATCAACTGTGATAGTCTGAGCGTTCGCAACAACCGTTCCGTCTTTCGACCATTCGTA